TTCTCGGATATGAAGGAGTCGCGATAGATGACATCTTGAAGCAGGAGGGTGTTAAAACATTTTATGCCGGGGAAGATGTAGAGATTCCTGTTTTCCAGTACACCGGGGACGATGACAAGACACATTTTTATTATCCCGACGTGTACCTTCCGGACGAGAACCGTGTGATTGAAATAAAGAGTGTTTATGTCTACAACCGAGACCCTGAAAAGACCTTGTGCAAGGCGTTGAAGGTGTCCGAAACCCATCTTTTTGAGCTTCGATTATATAACCATAAAAAAGAGGTTGTGGAGATTTTGGAATGTCGTAACGGTCTATTTTATTCGAGGACACTAGGACTGTTGGAACCCGGGGTAGAATACAAAAAATTGACGGGAGAACATAAAAAGTAGACGAATGAATACTTCAAAATGTCGAAATATTCGTACGAACAACTACAAGATTTTTGCAGAGAGCAAAACATTACCCTTGTACAGGACTATCAACAGGAGCGCTTTCACTCGGATCTGCGTGTAGAATGTTATTGTGGGACAGAAGGTTGTAATGAGAAAACCTCCAAACTACTGTACAAGCTGGTAAAGGATGGATTTATTTATTGCAAGATGTGCAGTTATAAACTTCGCCGAGTAAAAGCAGAGGAGACATGTTTAAAAGTATGGGGAGTCAAGAACCCGATGCAAAACAAACAAGTCATAGAAAAACTAGAAGCTACCAATTTAAAAAAATACGGGGTCCCTCGTCCTGCCCAGAATGAAAAAGTCGTGGAAAAGATGCGTGAAACAAATATGGATAGATATCAGTGCAGTAATCCGATGCAGTGTGAACAAGTCAAAAAGAAACAACAAGAGAGCCTTTTTGAAAAATATGGAGTCATAAACCCTCAACAGTGTGGTGAAATCCGTATGAAAACCAACGAGACAGTAAAGGAAAAGTACGGCGTAGACCATATTTCCCAAGCACCTTGTGTTCAAGAAAAAAAGGTGGAGACATGTCGACGAAATTCAGGATATGACCATCCGTCTCAAATACCTCATGTAAAAGAAAAGAAACGTGAAACGACGATGCGGAACTGGGGTGTGGAGTATCCTCTACAGAATTCGGAGCTCATGACAAAGAAAAACCGGACTACGAGCAATTGTCACGGTGTAGAATACCCTCTGCAAAGTAACGAGATTATGGAAAAGAAGAATCAGACGATGATGGCACGTCACGAGGTCTTTTATCCCCAGCAGTCCTGTGTGATCCAGAAGAAAACGATGACGACGAATAGAGAGCGTTACGGTGTGGACCATACGTTTCAGTCTGAAGAAATCAAAATAAAGAGAGACGAAAGTATGCTTGATAAATATGGTACTTTGCATGCGCTACAGGCACCGGAATGTATACAAAAGAAAAAGGAAACTTGTACGGAAAAATACGGGGTGCCCTACGCATGCATGGCGGACAGTGTCAAGAAAAAGATACAAGAGACGATGCTGGGGAGATACGGCGTCACCAATCCGAGTCACGTACCCGAATTCATGGAAAAACAGCAAAAGAGTTGTTGGGCCAAGAAAGAATACACGCTTCCTTCAGGAAAGATGATGCATCTCCAAGGGTATGAACCGTTTGCATTGGACGACTTGCTCTTTGTGGAAAATGTGGAAGAAAAAGATATCGTTTCGAATAAAAAAGATGTTCCTAGGATATACTGGTACGACGAAGACGGTAAGAAACACATGCATTATGTCGATTTTTTTATTCCTTCGCAGAACCGTTGTGTCGAAGTCAAATCTATGTTTACACTGTTTGCGGATGAAGAAGTTGTCTTCAAAAAGAAGGCTGCAGCGGAAGCTAGTGGATTGCAGTATGATATTTATGTTTATGATGGGAGTGAGCAGATAATGGTTTTGTAACTATTTTGATTCATTTGAATCACTTTCAAGACGTCAGAAAAGGTTAAAAGTCCGTCGTACGAATATTTCGACATTATTTGCTTGCTTTGCGATATCTTTTTTTTTTATTCACCATTCCAATAAAAAAAAACAAGAATGGCTCTACCACTCGACGACCATTCTTTGCGTGGCCCTGTTAAATACTACGAGGGTCGCTTTTCCTGGGGTCAGCGCCTCTATTTTTTTGCCGACGCCCATGTCATGAAAGCCAAGTGCCCTCCCGATGTTCCCAAAATTTCACTGACCACCTTTTTTCAAAAAATATGCCGGTGGAACCCCGACAAGACCTTTCATCTTTTGCTCGAGGTTCCCGGGCACATGGACATCACCATTGCACCACAACACAAACAATTGTTTCTTACACAGATGTACCAGCAGGTGTACAAGAAAAAAGAACCCAACCTTGTCGCTCACGGTATCAACATAAGGTACCCCGGTATCAAAAGAGCGCTTACCATCCTTAAAAAAACAAGCACCATCCTCAAGAACATTGTCTACTCACGAAACGTCGTGGCCGCCGAAAAAACAAAGTTGTTACAAATGTTTCCGCAACTCCTCCAATATTTTGAGGACATCGACGTCGAGGCGTACACACGACTCTTTATCGAGCGGGGTAAACTGACGATTCAGCCTCGTTTCGTGAACTGGGTCCCCTTGATACAACAAATCGTGAAAAGAGAGTTGTATCCAAACGAGCTTGAACCCGCGTACCTGGACATTGCACGCACGGTACTCACGACGTCGTCGGACGAGACGCTACCCGACAAGCCCTTTCTTTCCCTCTTTCTTGAAAAAATCATGATGATGGGCGTGTGGCTCATGGACCTCGCCGCCATCCTCGAAATATTTTCCATCCCGGAAGACCAGGAAATCATCGTGTTTGCGGGCCAGGAGCATATCCGTCATCTCATCGAGATGCTGATGAGGCATCCCTATTCTTATTTTTACATTACGGAGGAAGTCTCTCCCGAAAACCAAGAATATTTCCAGTGCCTGGTGATAAAAGACATGATGAAAACGTTACGACCTATGAAACCAACGTAGTCATTCACAGAATATATTATATGAAATATTAATATATTGGGTATCCATAGGTACTACTACACAACGTTACAGTATAGAATATAAAACAACATGGCGAATTATTACGGTACTTCCCTCACCCAGCTTGTGTTAACTATTTATGATCTAGAGAGCGGAAATGCGCTCTTTTCCGTCTCCTCGGTAGGTATTTCCTACCAGTCCACCCCCGACCGATGTGACGGAAACCAGGACCGGCTTGTTCGACGGGCCAAGAGAAGGAGCGAACTCCGTGCCACTGCCGAGGCGTACCGCCTCCTCGGCATCCCCTACCCCTACTTTGATAAGAATACCCAGTACCTGGACTACCAGTACGACACGAACGTTGCCGTACAGTACGGCGTCCTCAAGTATAAAATTATTCGAGCGAATTTTAACGTGCAACCTTTTTACCGCCTCATCAACTTTTACCCCCGTCTTTCCAACTCGACGGCTTCCAATGCTTCCACTGCTTCCACTGCTTCCTCCAACGGTACTGTAGCCCCCATGGATGCCACGACCACCTTTGTGCTCCAAAACGGCACGGCAGACAAGAATGGGAAGCAGGTGTACCTGTACTGTACCTACTCTTCTATGGCCCTCGGAAGTAGCGACGGATGTATCACCGAGGGGTGGTGGGTCGTGGCGTACAATTTGGTCAGCTACACTGGCGCCGGTCAGTATTCGTATACGGGGAGCGATGGTCAGACCTATACCGGGTTTTGCTCCAATCTTGTGGGTGGCTACGACGGCAACGCTATTACGTTTAATTTTTACGAAACGTTTTTTGACACGACCTCGACGTATTACGGGAATGTCACTTTTTACATCAGCGGAGGGTCCCTCCTCCAGCAATCGCAATCCCTTGTCGACAACTACGGCTCGTACAACAACACCTATACGTTCAACTGGCAAAACGGAAACAATTACGACCCCTACACGGGTGCCTACTTTGACGGGAACACAACCACGGGAACGTACTACGACGTCCCTCTTCCCTACTATACCAACGGCCTTTCCGGTGTTGGCGCCGACAGCAACTACTTTTTAAGCTATACGGGAAATTATTCCTACTCCATGGTTCTCCAGAATCCTTTGGCGCAATATTGGGGCTCCAATCAATCGTACAATTATTTCACAATTCCCGATGTCACCAATACGGTCCAACTTGTCTTTTACCCTGCCGCAGGGTCGAGGGGTTGCTACCAGGTCACCTCGAACAACGTCATCCAACAGACCGCTCCGTACGCCACGGGCTGGACCGCCAGCGCCTTTCTCGCCCAAGCGACGCGCTACGTCGATGGTGTCTTGACCTTACTATCCCCTTCCGACGCCACGGCGTACGGCATCGGTGCCTCCACGGGAACGTGGCAGATTGACCTCTTGTGCGGGGACAATAGCAACACGCTGTCGGTGAATTTTTATTTGACCCAGAGGACTTATTTAAGTCCCGAGTCTCCTACCAATGCGTACTACCAGGACGGGCAAAAGGCGAACGGTTCCAAATTGGAACTTGATGTCTATGAGAGCTATTGGTGTACCCACGACGGCACGGATTTTGAGAGCAACTTTTTCCTCGGTGGCGGGTCCCTGAATTATTCGTGTCACACATCCCCCGGAAACAACACGTCCACGTGGATTCGACTGGTATTGGCGGTCGGGGACAACGGGGATGGGACGACGTCGTACACGTACTATTATTATTCTTTCGACGCGACGACGGGGCTCCCATCGTCCACCTATTTTGATACGTCGGTCACAACTATTCCATCGTCGAGTGTCCAGCCCGTGTACGCCTACATTACCTCGTACCCGCCCAATACCTCGGCGACCTCCAGCGCTCTCGGAACCCAATCGGTGACCTCGCAGTATGGCAATTATTATTATACGACGGGTGTGACGACGGACAGCCTTCCCAACACACCACACCCGTAAAGTTCAAACCCAGAATCGTTCGTGCTTCTTGATAAAGGTTTGAACCGTCCTTAATTCTTGTTTTTTTTCAACCAATATTTTTTTGACCCATTCGGTGTGGAGGACATGGTCGCGGTCCCTTACTAACCCCAACGTCGCATCGTCATAGGCGTCTAACAAATCCTCGTACTTTTCAAGCAACATTTGTACCGCGTCCGAATGCTTACCCAAATGACCTAGAATATCCTTGGGCTTTAATATCATTGTCCCGTCCACACACATCGGACATTCAAGGGACCCTTCGCACTCGTCTTGGTTCATATGCCTCAAGAATTCTTCATGCAACCCACCTTCCTCCCCTGTCGTCATGTACCAAATCCATTTGCCACAGTACCGACATTCGTGGCCCTCGTGTTTATCTCTCATGTGCTGGTTAAAATCGTATTCGGGAATGTAGGTCTGGCACACCATGCATTGGACAAAGTGGGCGTGGTCATCCTCCATGTGCTGTTTAAGTTTCCGTATTGGCACGTAGTGTTCACAGACGGTGCATTGGGTATGACACGGCTCGGTCATTTTGTGCATGTCCTCAAACACGAGCTGGTACGTCTTGAAACATTCGCGGCAGGACACGGTCCGGTAGACGCATTCCTTACTGACGTGGTCAAAAAGGTCGAGGTGAGAACCCTCAAAGGGACAGGCAAGGTGAGGGCAACGGTAGGTAGCATCATCAATGTCCATGAGTGGATGGAGAATTTCATAGGCGATTTCTTTGGACAAGCAGAGGGGGTCCACGGTTTGTGCACAAAGAAGACATCGTTTCGAGAG